AAACATGTCTACCGTGGACCGACACAGACATCTGCTTAGTGATATCCGTAAACCTATCCGTAAGTAGGCAGGTGTTGTTTGCGTCCCCTACTGCGGATCCTTTTGCAACCTTTTTGCTGGAGCCAGTCATGCCAGGAACGCCTTGACCAACAAAGCTAGTCCACTTATCTGCAAGAGAGTCGTAGTACTCAATAAACACAGAGGTGGTCTTGCCTGTTTGAGTTACTCGGTAGACATAACCATAGCCATACCCATCACTTCGAACCCCTCCTGATTCCTTTTGGATTCTAAAGGTGACAGGAAAGAAGTCTTCAACCTTAGAAGCACTGCCAAACTGGTAAGCAGACGCAACTGAACTATCCGTAGTTTGGTAGTCAAGCTCAGCTAATTTTGAGAACCCGGAGATAGGCCTTAGCCCTCCGTCAAAATTACCATCAGCCCCAATGATCTCGTAGGCTTTTCCCGGACGAGTAGAGACACGAGGACGACTCTTGTCCTCACTAGTCTCAACCATGTTATAGGTCCACTGAGTGGTAAGTTCGTTCATTTTGGTCCACCAAAGATGCTTGAAAGCCTATGGATAAATCCTCCCCCCACAGGGAAGGGGATCATCTTGTTGAGTTTACGTTGCCTCTTACTACATCCGCAACCAGGTTTTTTCTTTATTTTGACAGTACTAGCTACCTTTGATATGAGGTCGCCTGCACCCTTTACTTCGGCGTCATTAGGCTCTAAAGCTGTAACAACACGAGCAGTCATCTCTTGCTCATCCACCTCGACCTCAAAGACATAGGGTCTACCTTCAATAGGCAGGTGAATAGGAATAGTTACTTTGTTCTGTTCTTCACTCATACGGCTGTAAATTGGAAGTTCCCGCCAGACATCGTGGGGCTTGCTGCACACCCAAACTTCTCAGGGCTGAGAGATACGATGTCTTGAGATTTCCAGTTCTCTCCATCAAAGGCATATATGAATCCAGCATCAGCAAATCCATTATACGCAGCATAGCTATATAGGTCGCTATACCCGCAATCGGTACCTCCCGGTAAAGATTGGCTGCTCATAAGTTCTTTCATAAGAGTTGGGTAGCACTCTGTGCCGTCTAGCCCTTCATTTTTCATCCGACAACGACTCTCAGGAAACCCAAATTGAAGACAATCGTACTCTCCAGCCGAAGTACCACAACCAAACCCGTTACTTGCAAAGTGATTGCTTGTTCTTAGATGAAGAACGTATTTACTTTCAGCTGTTTCGTGGTTATCTAAAGCTCCGCCGTCTGATCCGGATCCTGTGCTTTCACAACCAACAAACATTCCCCCTGGATGGTTCGTAGTTGCACCACTACTGTTGTCTACTCGACAACAGTCTCCTGACGTAGGAGAGCCTCCTCTACAACAGTCAAACGTGCAATTTGAATTACAAGTAACTCCGGCATCATCCCAATCGTCGCCCGTCCAAAAAGTAAACTTAACTCTAAAATCAGGGTGAGCACGACCTACTGGAGGTTGGTCGCAACTAAACTTTAATCTTATGTAGGCAGAGGCGCTTTTTCTGTCGCCTACATTAGTGTTGCAAGACACAATAGTCCTACAATCTTCAGTCATATTCTGAGAACCACAAGCTAAATCAGTAGGGTCACATGGGTCGGGTCCGCAGTTAGTGCTGCAAGTATACTTTGCTTGACCTCTCATACTAGAAATTGTCCAGCCGTTAGCTACTCTCATCTTTGAGGTTTCACTTGGGTAGCCAGGATTAGGGTAGTAAACAGCTTCTGATGGGTCTTGATCGTCTAGGTTTTCTTTTGTTAACACGTAAACCTTAGGAAGACTTCTAACTTGTTCAATGTTCCTAATGTAATGATCTTTACTTTGAGCCAATTTAACCCAAGGTCGGTTAACGTCTTGTACGCAGTCTCCACTGCCATTTAATCTTCCATCACATCTTCCGAATGGAGAACAAGGGTCGCCAGTAGGACAACTTTCTAGGTCAGCCTTGCAAGGAACCTTGCCATCATAAGTAGATCTTCCTTGGTGATCCCAATTCAAATCGGTAACGTCTCTTCGACCACCTGCATCCTGACCGCCTTTATCACAAAAGTAAGAAATGCCACCTGCTGCCATGCAGTCAGATTGAATCTCATTACAGTTACCTGTTTCCGTTGAAGATTCATATGACAAAGAAGAAACACTAACTACTATTCGGTCAGGCCAAAACTTTTCATTATTGCAATACCAATCGCAATCATCACACTCGTCAACACGATCATCGCAATTAGTGCATGTGTAGGGAGTTCCCGGATCCTTAGTTCCATCTAGACCGTAGAAAGGCCAAGGACAAGGTGATTCTTGTGTTTGCTGTCCCGCATCTTCAAAATAACCACAGACTTCTTCTCCGTCCAATCCCCCGTTAAGACGCCGACATTTAGGGTCTAGAAACTTAGCTTTGTAAACCTTACCCGTAACAATTAGATTGCCGTCTTGGTCACGCCTTTCAGCACCTTCAGCTTTCCACTCCCCGTTAACAAGAACTTGACCTGGAACAGTATCAACTAACTGTTCTTCACCACAATCAAGGCACATGTCAGGGTTGTTACCGCAAGGAATCCACCTCCAACAAGTGGGGTTTGTAGCGGGAGCACAGCAACAACCTCGGTGATGACTCATTCACAAGTTCCGTCGTGCGGAGTAAGACCCTGGAAAAAGTAAGTGTTTTCGCCTGCTTGGAGTTTGTTGCTTACGTCTTTCCAAATAAACACGTAAGGGTGTTTCAAGTAAAGATTTGAAGGCACTTCAGAATCGGTAGACGGACTGTAGTAATACGGCTGAGGTTCAAATCCTGCAGGGTAACTAGATCCACAGAGGTCTACGCCCCCCACTATAGGTGAGGGGTAGGCTGAAGAGTCACAAATGTCTTGTGCAAGACCGCTCTGCCTTAAAGCAACCTCTGATAAGTTGTAGGCTGTTGACGTTATTGCAGACCCGTCAGAGTTAAGGCCACAGCCTGCAACCCCAACAATGCTATACTTCCAGAGATAATCGTAAGAAAGACCGTTAGCGGCTTCCTTGGAGTAGCCTGTAATCCGCGCTACTCCCCAATAGTTGTAGATTGTTTTCTCTTCTTCTACAAGCTTTATAAAGTCGTTATCGTTAGTTATATACAAACCACTAAGAGTAAAAGGTCCAGTACCCGTTACTTTAATGGTATCGCTACCTGTAACCCCTCCTGCTGCAGTAGATGTGATTGTTATCACATTAGCCGACTCACTTATGGTTATGTTCGAACCCGCATCAAGTGTCTTAATTACAGCATCTTCACCTTCTTCTGCCGTTGCTTGGAGGATATTAGCGTCCCCTCCACCTGCACTAGATATTTTTTTAACACCGACGTTATCTGATCCGCCGCCACCACCGCCGCCACCGATACCATCACCATCAGGAAGAACACTATCGTCAGGTAGGTTTAGTGGAGGCCACTGGGGATTTGGAAAGGTGGGCATACTCGGGAATGCAGGGAATTGCATGTTGAACTGCATTCCCTGATTGGCTAAGCCCGACCCCGAGTTAATAGGCAAGGGGCTTCCACCAAAAGACCCCCCTGGAAATGCAGGGTGGTTTCTTCCTGGGATTGTTTGCTTTTGAAGAAAGCCTGCTTGAAACTTGTTGTAAGCAGACGGGCCAAAGGCGCTCCAAATAGGGCCATAGGCCGAAGCAAAGGCAGGAGTCGGAAATGTCATTACTACTCCTTAAGGCAACAAGAACATTGAATTGTCAGCGTTATCAAGAGTGTCCTTATCCCAATGCTTAGGTGTTCTCATTTGGATGTTGGAGTAGTGATCGCAGACAGTCTTCATTGCATCTCGATATTGCATTTGAATCATCTGGAAGTGAGTTCCAGTAATCTTCTTATATGAGGCCAGCTTTAATGCACCTGCTGCTGAAATAGCTTCGTACATTGCTTGGAGACCAAAGGGTGCAATCTCATAGCTGATGGAAGAAGAAGGGGAGTAATGGTCAAACTCCATCCGAGTAGTTAGCTCGATGTCCCCTGTAAACTCACTTGCGCTACTGCTGTCAATAACTCGTTCTTCAATTACATTACCTGAGAGCAGTCTCAACATAGACCCGGCATAAGCATTAGGCCTTTTGTCAATAGCCCCTAAGGTTGCAGTCCCTAAGGTGAATACTTTATTTGTTGAGTCAAGTGTTCCTGTGCTGGAGTAATGCAAGAGCAGATCACCCGTATGGGTGTAAAAGATATCAATGTCCCTAGCATTGTTTGGAAAGGGTTTAACTGAAAGAAGGTTTCCTTCAATGCTCCAACTAGGACCTCTAGGATTCCAGTGGCTTCTAGGCCTGAAGTCATTAGATAAGACCCCACCCTCTTCGTCATAGATACCCACCGTCCACACCTCACCCACTGTGGGGGGAAGCTGGTAGTACTGCTGATCCTTTACCAACGAAATCCGCAACCGCGACACAACCGGGTTTGTCAGGCTGTTGTTTACACGAGACACTACGCTCGTCATACAAGGCATAACAATATGTCGGACAAGGAAGTCATCAGAATACTTTGCATCAAGGTCAGGATCGTCCAGGTACCCGCGAATCCGCTCAATGACCGTATACAAGAATGAGTTAGTTGAATGCATGGTTTACCCTCGGGCAAAGAGATCTATCAGGTCTTCAAGGTTGCTTTCAACATCCATGTAGTTGCGACGAGCTACAGGATCAGCACTGCCAAACCCACCCATATGAAGCTTATCTCTAAGGGGTTCTTTTTGTTTCATTAGGGCTTTGGTTTTTTTACCGTAGTCCCCATAACGCATGGCCCTTCCTTCTTGTTTTGAGATCTCAAGAAGTTTGCGAATTTCGCTTTTAGAAAGTTCAGGCCTTAAAGATTTTGCAAGTTTTAAGAGTTGGGCAAGGGGCATGTTGTCTATCCGTGAGTGATAATGCGGGAAGAGGCACGAGCCATACAGGAGACCTCGTCCTTAAGTTCTTGGAAGGATTCTCCCCCCATTGCCTCTGGAGTATACCTGTCAATTCCACGATTCATACGGTCAGCTGCTTCGAATAAACCCATTTTGCGAAGTCGATTGACGGCATCGTCCTTTTCCTCAATGCCCTCTTCCCTAGCAGCTTTCTCCTCATACCTCATACGTTTTAGCTTCTGGTGCATATGCATGACCATGTCGTCAGCCATGCAACAACGCCATCGTAAGGTATCCATCGTGGGCCGACCCTCTTGATATAAGTCGGGGGGATGAGGCATTACTTCCAACTCAATGGAAACCCTTAACCCATCCTCGTCCTTATAAACCCACTCGGCAAGGACAAAGTTACCCGTGCCCCTATGGTGGTATACGAAGAGGTTATCCCGTCCAGTAACTCGACGGACAGCAAGGATCCACTCCCCATCGGGAAGGACCTCATGCTCCTCTCCCATGAAGAGGTATTTTTCGGCAGCTTCCTGCCTGGGGTCAAATACGACTTCAATGTTGGTCATTATTCAGATCTCCCTGAGGCAGCTAAGGATTAACGGACGCGCAATTTTTGCCGTTGAGAAGGTTTGTATACAAGCTTCTTCTTTTTACGAGGGCTTTGGGTTACTCGGTATTTCATTCGAGATTGGTTACCTGGAGAAGAGTAGGCCATAGTGCTCCTTAGGGGGCGTTAGATTGAAGAAGAGGTCGGACGCATGGCTTGGCAATAGAGGTTTGGGCCGTGCTGTCCATAATGGCTAAAAGGGAAGCAAACACCGCCGCTACATTATGAACATCGGCTCCTGTTAATCGAGAGATCCCCTCAGACTCTCGATTGTCTACGATTGCACTTGTGTCGTTGGGAAATAAGCTGCTGATCTCAGCCCACTTAGTTGCCCAGTCTGACCCCCTCATATTCATATACCTAAGGGTTTCACACATCGGACGAATGTAGTCGTTTACGAAAGCGATTGCTTCTGCGTTTGTAACGTCTGCCATGATAAGTTCCTAGAAAACGTGGGCGACCTCAGGCACAGGTCGCATTACCGCGCCTATGTCAGGGAATGTAGTTCGAGAAGTAGAAGTTGCCGACACAATACTAGGATCGGCGTGGCTTTTCAATGCGCCTCGTTCCTTTAACAAAGCGCCTCCGCCAGCTGCATTGTTCAATTCGTAGTTGGTCGTATCTACAAATGGACTGGCAGTCAAGGTGATTTGATTTATGTTCATGTCACCCATGTTGGTGAAGGTAGTTCCCGTAATGGCCCCTGTCGCATTGTTGTTTAGGAAGTGACCTATGGTGGTTGTATTTGTGCCTTGAAGGTTTTCAAACGCTTTGACACAGTTGTAGATAATGTTGTTCTGGAAGACAATAACGTCCAGCCTATCGGTAGCTGAACCTTCTTGCATTTGAACTCCAATGCCACAATTCTCAACTGTGTTGTTTATGCAAACTCCACCTCGTCTTCGGTGATCGTTTCTGTATTGGATTCCGATGAGGTCTGAATCACCGTTTCCTTTGATAATGCAGTTTACAACATCGTTTCGCTTAAAATCACATTCTACGATAAGTACTCGGGCACCACTTGCTGCAGTACTACCTGTTGCCTCAAAGTAACAGTCGATGGCGCTTCCTCGTTTTAGCCATACAATGCCAGCTGTATTGATGGGTGCTGCAACGTAGCAGTTTATCATTGAGCCGTCTTCTGCTTGTGCAATGCTTCCTGTATTAGAAGTACTGACAATCTTGCATCTATAAGAACAACTCATGTCCCCAGATACCCAGAGGAGGAGTGTGGTAGTGGAGCTAATGTCAAGACCTTCAATCAAGACATTCTCGCCCGTACACTTGAATCTATTGTTCTGTTCGAACATCCCCCCATCACCAATGGTGCTTGTATAGGCACGAATGTGAATGGGAGCGGTAGCCGTTCCACTTACATTCCAGGTGATTTCACCTGTAGCTATTCGGGAAGAAGTTCGTTTGACGTTGATGCGATCCCCGGCTGAAGCGCCAGAAATGGCATCTCCCCAAGTTTGCCAGGCATTAGCCTCAGAAGAACCATCGTTATCCCCTGAAGATAAGTCATAGTTGAGGTACTTTTCTGTGAACGCCATAGGTCAACTCTCTGCTAATTCGACCATTACGGTGGCCCTGGTAATTGTTGCAGGGGTACCTGTTACTTCGAACTCAAACATATCATCTGCTGCAATAGTTGCGTCATCAAAGCTAGATGTGATTTCCGCAGTCTGAGCACTTGAGACAGAGATCACATCAGTTGTCGCAGATGTTCCAGAGATAGCCCCACTGGCTCGGGTCCTAATTGTTACCTCAAGGTTGCCCGAAGCGTTGCAGACAAGATTTATCTGCTGAACCGTACATGCATAAGGAATCCTTCTCCAACCCTTTATCCCCGTCGTAATGACGTTGCTCCCCCCATCAATGGTGATACCGATCACCTCCTTGTTTTTGGTGTCTGAACTAGGGCCCGAATATGCAAATACACCAGTGGAATTGTTGTAACTAAGGCCAGTACCCGTCGCACTAAAAGAGGACTTGGTAGTGTACCCTGAGTCGTTCGTTAAGACACTTAACGTCTTTGGTTCGGAGTAGCTAATCAATCCAGTAGTGGAGTTATAGCTAAGATCGCCCCCCACTGAAATAGAGTTCCTTGCGTCAGCTTGGTTAAAGGTGACATCAGAGGAGACACTAACTGTGGGGTTTGCGGTTGCACTTACTGTGACCGAGGGAGCAGCTGTCGCAGAAACGGTTACGCTAGGCGCAGCACTAGCTGTGACTGTAACTGCTGGGGGATCTGTTTGCGTAACTACTACAGTGGGGCTACTCACTTAGTTACCTCAGGCCTTACATTGATTGTACCTTCAAGAAGGCGGTACTTTTTGCCTGCTGAAGGATAACCAGTTAACTCTAAATCGTAGACATAGTTTGCAGGAGCACTTAAGGCTGCAGTGTTTGTGTCCGAAAGATTGACTGTAACCACGCCTGCGTCTGTCATCGAGATCTCAGAATCATAACCGCCTGTAAAATTAGAGACAGTCATACTAGATCCCGTTTCGGTAATCGTCGTATTCCCTGCAGAACCACCCGTCGCATTTGTGATGGTTAAGGTTCCCCCACTACGACTGGTAGTAAGTTTGGCATTCTGGTGTCCATTTGGTGAAGCAGCAATTGCTGTGGCAAGCTCCGCAGCACACAACTCAGCAGAGTCCTTTAGCTCAACAATAACATCGGAACCATCCAAGTTCCCAGTAGTGCCTCCTGTTTGGAAGACGTACTTCTTTGATGTGCCGTCTTGGGAGATAAGCGTTACGGAGTCTCCTCTGTCCGCTTCCTCACCTGCAACAGAAAGAGCCATGCCCTCAGTAACCGTAGTGTTTCCAGCTTCTCCTGAAACTGCTTGAGTAAGAGTCAACACGTTACTAGACTGCGAAACTAAAATCTTACCGTTATGCCCGTTGCTGTCTTCAATAGCACCTTTTAGCGCAGTAGCTATTTCCGTAGTGCTTCCTGCTGACCCTCTGAATTGTTGACTTGAATAGGAGTTAGCAGCTTGGCAAGTGTAAGTTACGCTAGTTCCATCAGTAGAGATTAGCACGATTGTTGTGCCGTTTGAGCTAACCCCCTCGACCGTAACCTTACACGCTGCAGTTCGACCTGCTTCTGTGCCGCCCGTAAACTTATTTGTAGCAAGACCTGAAACAGGAAGTGAGCTTACGGTTACAGTTCCTACAGCTTTTTGGACTGCGCTGTACATGGTGACAGCTGCGGAGCTAGAGGTGTAGGCACTTCTAATTTGAAGTTCAGAAGTAATGCTGGCATCGTCAAGATCAACAGCATTACCGTCTGCGTCTTTGAAAGTTACTGTCAGGGTTTCGTCTTGGCCCTGGTTTATAGTCCACTTGTAGCTAGTTGCCATTACAAAGCCTCATGCACCAGGTGTTTGGGTAGGGGGAGGGGTTCCGAAGAACCCCCACCCCCCGCCTCAAGGGAGAAAAGGTTAATTACGCACCGAAGATTTGGTCAGTGGTGCAACCAGTCAGCTTCAGACCTGCGGGTTGATCTGGGATCAACTGCATGCGAAGCATACCTGGAAGCTGGACACCCTCAGTGACCTGAGTACGACCGCCATCAGTTCCGTCAGTTGTGCTGATTGGAGCCTTGATGCCGCCGTAGCCAAGAGCCGGAGCAACAAATTCGAATGGCAAGAATGATTCTGCCTTATCAAACTTTTGCGTACCAGCTGGTGACGGTGGGACGTAACGCTTCCAGTTATTGCCACCCTTACGGATGCCATAAACTGCACCATCTTCGACATAGTTAGACGTGTAACCCTTATAGGAACGTCCGTCCATTGCGAAGGTAAAGCCTTCATCCGAACCTTGTGAGTTAAGGGACGAAGGACGACCAGTTCGATCAATCATGTACTGACCGATCTTCTGTGACTCGTAGTTGAGCCACACACCATCGGATGCGATCAGGCAGTCAATGTACATGCCGTATCGGTCCTTGGCGCGGTGGAACCCACGAAGGTACTGACGAAGCTTATGCTCAGTCAAAGCACCGACTGAAGACTTGGTGTAAGACTTGTGCTCTGTGTGGATGCCTACGTCAATAGCGTTGCCGGAAATGGCATCATTACCGAGAAGGTTACCCGAAGCCTTAAGCCAGGAGTTTACACCAGCGATTGCACCGTCATTTGCTGCACTAGAACCTGCAGTGGTGTTACGGTATCCAGGAAGAACAATACGGTCGCCCGTACCAGCTGCGCCAGTTGCGACGTTGCTGTTAAGGTCCCCTGCACTACCAACATTTTGACCGAGGGTAACAGTTCCTGCTACCTCATCAACTGCAAGAACATAAACACCAGTTGCTGCACTAAGAAGGTCGTCTTGAGCATCGCTTTCATCAATGATGTCAACACGCATACCAACTGCAAAGCGGTGGTATGACTTCTCATTTGTTGTGATCTCGACCGCATCAGTGGCGTCAAAGCTACTGGAAACGTTCGATGTCGTAGCAACGGTACCAAGAACGTAGTTGTCGTTCTCAGTGGTGTACCAAGTGTTGCAGACGGTTTGAGAGATGTTACGGGCAAAGCCTTCCATCTTAGGAGCAATCACGCTACCGATGAAAGCAGGAGTTGCTTCAGCTTGAAGCTCACCCATTGTCATCATCAGGTTGGTGTGGATTGCACGCATTGGAACCTGCATACGGTACGGGGTTGCATTTGGACCCGTAAGCGCGTCAGGGAAAGACTGAGTCAGTTCTTGGAGGTGAAGCTTTGGACCAAGTGCCGCATCTTCATCGCCAAACAAGGTGAAGTCTTGAGTATTAGTTGAGTTACTCATTTGAACAACACCAGCCATCGAGCCCATAAACACCTTAGTGACGAGCATGTCTCGACCGATTGCGGAAGCAGGACCGACGCCCTGCGAGGAAACGATTGTGTCCCGCCATGCGGGATCCATCGACGGCAGAATGACGCCGATGTTCTTATTGATGACTTCCTCGATACGCCCACTATGCGTATTGAAGAGGGAGTCGGCAGTTACTGTGTAAGCCATTTGAAGGGGTCCTCAGGAAAGGGGCCGTTAGGCCTTTGACTCTCCGCCTGTAGAAGTATCTTCTGCAAGACGGCTAAGAACGTCCGTATTCCATTCTTTAACGGACGCATCCACGGTACCTCTGTCCATCCCCGGCTTAAATTCCGGCTCTGGAACAGGAGGCTTGGAAGCAAGAGTCGGCTCTCCGGAGACCGTTTCCGGTGCTCGACCGATTGAGTCGATATCACCGATTACCGTCCGGTACGTACCAAGCACTTCTTCGGTAGCTTGTTTTGCTGTGTCTTGGACCCATGCCTCATTGAAGTTGCCTTCCCGAGCCTTACGGTCTTGGAGCATCTTCAGCGTTCGGTCATGAACCTGTTGTTCAAGACTACCTCGTGCTTTCTCGAAAGCTTCTGAATTGTCGCCTGATTTAAGGCGTCCTAACAATACTTCAACGTCCTTATTAGTGTCAAGGGCATTATGTATACCTGACTGCATTTCACGTTGAAGCATGGCAAGTCGATATTGACGAAGCTCCTCAGAAGCACGAGCAGCTTCTTGGCGAGCTTGGGTATCTTCATAGTTCATTTCTGGAGTCTCTTCTACTGGCATTTGGGTCCCCTCAACTTCTTCTTCTTGTTCGGGGCTGTACTCTTCTTCTGGCATGCTTAATGCGTTTTGGTATTCAGCCATGTACTTTTCGATTTCAGGAGCTGAGTACCCTGACTCCGAAAGGATAATTCGGGCAGCTTGCATTCTTTGGTCATCACCAGCAGCACCCGACATCAACTGAACGGTACTTTGCTTGAACTCATTAAGGCGGTCTACCTGGCCTTGAAGGTCTTGCATTTGGGACTGAGCCTGCATCAAGTCTGAAAGAGTATAAGTCTTTCCTTCAAACTCAATTTCAGTGTCCATTGAGATTTCATCAGAGGCGGGATGTGGACTCTGAGGTACGGGAGTTTCATCTGACATTCATTGCTCCTTGAAGCATTTGTGGCCCTTGAGGCCCTTGAGGTTGTTGCGGCTGGGGCATTCCCATTTCCGCGATTTCATCAGGATTCGGAACCATAGCAGGAAGTGTCTGACCCATAAAGGAGATCAATGCTTCACGATAGGTTTTGAATGAATCCTGAACTTGAGGCGAGGCTAACCCCATAATGGGTCCCGTCATGAAACCGGACAACACACGAAGCTGGATGTCTGGTCGTGAGGTATGGGGAGTAACAATGATTTGTTGAGGATCTTCCCCTGACCCAAAGAGGGTAAGGATGTTTCGAACGACGGTTTCGTAAGCAGCTTTTTCCTCGTCCATCCACATTGCAAAGTCTAGCCCTTCTTTCAGAGCAAGTAGCTTTACGCCCATTGGATCGGTTAGACGTTTGTCTAGCAGCTGGATAGCTTCTTGTTTACGAGCCACCTCTGACTTGGGATTAGTTTCCCTAACCGCAAAGGAGACTTGGCTCATATTGGGGATCGGATTATCCTTGAAGTTAACCATGCTAGTTTCTTGGTCGATAACTGCACCAGCAAGGTCCAATGTAAGTTTATTCACTGGAAGCGAAGGACTTGTTACAACGATGTGACGAGTGGCATTGGATACAGTTGCCTTATACATCTGTCCAAATGCACGCTGAAGTCCTGAGGTGGGGTTAGTCATTGCACGGTTGAGTTGCTCATCAAGGAACTGCAAACCAGCTGCACTATCAACACGACCCTTCTCAGCAATAAGATCCTGCAAAGGAGAAAGTTGCCGCATGACATCACGAGCCAACCCAGCCACCTTGCCTGGAGCATCACCCGCATTGTGGGGGGAAATCACGATGGGCCGGAAGTCCTCACCCATAAGAGCATCCTTCGAATACGTCATGTAACGAAGGCCCTTACCTACGTCCCGCAACATAGCCCGGTCGTTAATGGTGCCATGAGGAAGAAGGACTACCCCATACTTGTCGATATCCCTCACGTTGTTGAAGAGGGATTTCATCATTCGTTCTAGTTCTCTTACGAGAGAGAACATCAAGTCAAACATACCAATCCCGTGGAACGTGCCAGTATCCATAAACCGGGCAAACCCTACGGGACAGTAAACCTCAAGACTGGAGAGATCCTGGTCTTCAATGATGTAATCACCTGAAGACACGATGTAACGTGAGCAGGTACCTCTGGGGCCATCAAGCCACAACTCTCTGATTTTCACTACGTCCATCTCAGTTTCATATTTACCTGAGTTGTAGTGCATACCAGAACCTGAGAACTGTCTGTCTGGGGAGGTGTCATTCATCTCATCAGACTTTTCGGGGACTTCCATGTGATGTCCCTGTTCCCATACCCATACATCCATCTCTTGCTTATGGGCGTTAATCTTCTTGCCGTAGATATCCTTCAAGAAGTTAAGAGGGACCATTCGTTGTCGGACAAGACCCCTTACCTTAGTGTTATCTACATTAAGGCTTGGGAATGGGTAGAGTTCTTTGGGGTGGACAACTTCAAGGTCAGCAGACAGCCCAATAGTTGGGTGGTCCGTAACGTGACCCGTAATGCCACATGACCCCAGCGTTACAAACAAGCTGGCAAACTGAGCCTTGACCTCGTCAATCTGGTGCTCAGAAAAAACCGCATCAGCAATTAACTGGGCGCTTGTTCGTTCTCGAAGACCAGACAAGGAGTTACCTTGGCGCATGGCTTTAGGACGTAAGTCCATACTGGAAAGCCGCCCCGTAATCCTGTCGATCATGGCGATTAGATCTTGGGATTGAAACTCCAGGTTGCCGTCTTTATCCAGGTAATGAGGAACAATGTGATTCCTCACTGGATCAAAAGCGTCAAACCTACGGAATCCATTCAAGTAGTACCAAGCAAGAAGCCACATGCTCTTTCGATAGGAAAGCCGAGATTGCTCCCGATCCATATGGAGAGAGATAATCCTAGCCAGTGACTTCTTATCCTTGGGAAGCTGTACAGTGTCAATCGCCATTAGAACCTAGCTTCCTATACCCTGCAGGCATTTCCTCAAATAGGTCTACGCCCTTCAGGTTAATAGTATCCCCCACTGATACGGGGGAGGGGTCGATGTTGGTTGATTCAAATGCCTCGTCGGTATGAGAGGAAGGCATAACTGAGTGGAAGTGATCCACCAGGGTACGGTAGTATTCGAAGGGGATTGTCACGTATCTAGGATCAGACCTTTGATTCTGTTGATCCTGATCCATTTCCGGTATGGGCATTGAAAAGCTCCGAAACTTGTTGGGGAGTTAGCTTGGACGGATCCAAGGACTCCACATAGTTAATCCCCGTTTCTGAGTCAATAGTAATGCCTGATTGTATTTTAGACCAGACATCAACAGGCTCATTATTGCTCTTAGTGACATACTGACGACCTTTAACTATAAACATAGACATTGCTACTGTGTCTAGGACATCGTCATGCTGGAGCCCCCCATTGGGGGCGTCAGGGTTAAACTCGTCCAGTTGGGTGAACAACATCGACCAAGGCTTGTCGTACCTACGGCGTAGAGGTAGTTTAATAAGTCCATGTTCAAATCGAAAGCCTAAAGCATTTATCTTAGAAGTCTTGTCCATTTGCCCCACCTTTAGGGGAACAATGCGAGGCAAGCTGGCAACCCCAGCCATTTCAACTGCCCTCTGCTGCACGATGGATTGCATCGTGGCATAGAGAGAAAATGACTGCTTGACGACTTCTGGGTGAATAGACTTGCAGTTCCATTTCTGGGCCATCTGGAAAGCCCTGGCAATCAGAACGGATTCCTTCGTCTGGCCTGCCCAGCAATCCAACACAAACAAGGAAGCACTTACCTGATCGTAGCCCATGAGGGTGGCTACCTTGTAATCCGAGTCCTTAGTGCTGGTATAGGAAGTGTCGCAGGTAATGAAGGTCTTAACCCTACTGGAGAGGAAGTTAGCAAGAGATTCAGATTGCTTTTCCCCCTCCTTGTCGTACCAACACATCAGCGTCCTACTCTGTGGGGGGTCCTCTCCGTCAGGCTCCTCAGTCCACCACCCATGCTTGGTTTCCTCAAGCACCCCAAAGTGCTGATCTTCAGCTTGGCCTGGTTCAGCCATATATTCTGCTGCATAGTTAGCTGAGCCGATCAGTCTTTTAATTTGTTCGAGTGAGACTGCGTCCTTGAGCTTGTCGTTCTTTTCCTTGTCGGCGTCAGTAAGAGGCCACATAATAGGCCAGCAAGAATGACGCACTCCGTCTTCGTCTTTATATTCTGCTTTGAGAACCAGACGACTCCACTCGTCAAAACGAGGATCACGAGAGCGAGGACCAGAAGGTGTGTCCTCAACATCCATTGCGTGCCATGCATAGTGCCTCCTCGATACGAAGGTGGCTAACCACCTAACGCTCGTATCTCTTCGGGTAACCATTGGCATAACGACCTTAAACAATAACTGTTCCATATAGGAACGAAGAAGCGACAGGGAAGTTCCAGCCCTTCCGTCGTATTCCGGGTCATCCAATAGGTAACACTGGGGACGCCCACCACGCTGGCGAGACTCGGCAGACAAACTTCTAAACCAAGACCCATTGTCTAAGTACATTAGTTCAATACCAAATGACTTCTCTCCTCTCCTAGGAGTAATACGATTCCCAGGAGACTCAGGTGCAAAATCATCAGATATTCGACTGTTGTCTGTGAATTGTGTCTTTAATACTTGTGCTGTCTGCGCTGCGTTATCGTGGGAGGAAGTGGCATAAATGAACGAGTACCCAGGTCGGGAGAGCATTTGAAGCAATGCCGACTTGCGGATGCAATTACTTTTAGCAAATCCACGGGGCGCAATAGCCAAAGCACGACGAGAAAGAGCCCACAAACGATAAATCGCAAAGTGACCCAAGGGAGGATCAAGAGGCGTATCATCGTAGAACATGGGGTAAAAGTCAGCTTCGTCGTCTGGGTAGAGGTAATAGCTATCGAAGAAATGGACCGCAGATGCAAAGGCGGTTGCCTTTCGCTGAGGGTCGTTATGCTGAACCATCCACTGACGACAAGCATTAACTCTCGATAACCGTTGACCTTCTTGAGTCAACTCTTGATAGTCGGCAGGCAAGGGATACAAAGGGTTCCCTTGGTCCTTCATTGGAACTGAAACTACTTTCATGCGTTGTTAAGGAATGCATTTATTGCACCCACCCTTAAGATCAAAGAAGAAAGAAAGTCGTAGTTTCCTGATACAAGGCTGATTTGACTGAGGGTTTCGCCTGCCTTTACATACTGAGGCTTTAGCGAGTTTCCATCCAGTATTTCTTCTCGAATCAACTCCCCCAGGCGACCAGAACTTCCTGCCCATTGAGCAGGGTCACGAAGGCATAGTTCCTGAAGAATGGCCCCGCCTGCCCTAGCAATTGACTCTCTATCAAGAGAAAGAATCCTATTCAACGCCAAGACTAACTCTCGGCTCATTTCTGGTTCGGGTTGTTTAGGTTTCTCGGGCTGGGAGGTAACGGGCTGCGAACTCTGGTTTTTCGTTGTCTGTGAGGACATCTGGAATCTCCTTGAGGTTGTCTACTAAACGATTGGTCACTCCAGTCATTACGACCTTGCGACCCTCTTCTTCTTTAGTCATCTCGACTTTTTGTTGGCCGATAAGACCATTAGCCAAAGCAACTTCTTTAAGGATACCACGAAGTTGCGCCATTGCTCGAAGAGAGACCTTGGGGTCTGCATCCCGAGAGTGGCGAATCAGCTGACTCATTTCTTCTTGAACGTCCCACTCGTTTGCTTGGATGGCAAGCGAGGCCCCCTCAAGCGAAAAAAAGGAACGCACTGTTTCCTCTCCTGAAGGAATCTTTTCTACCTTAGCGTTTTTCTTTGAAAGCTTGTGGGGTTTAGGCGGCATCAGTATAGGTATCCCTTCCTAAGAACCTTCTCCATAACATCGTGATCCAAGAACTCTAGGGGATTGTACTTCGCTACCTCACCAGATTCTGCTGCAATTGAAAGTCTTCGTTTAGAGATGGCTTCCATTCTCTGGAGCGGGTTAAGCTTTTCAAACTCAGGGCTTCCGAAGAAAGGACGCATCCCCCCAGCACGTTCGCGGGGTACTCTCCAGGTAGGTCCGGCGGGTAGGTCCCTAGCTAACCCAAGTGCCTTTGAGAAACCGGGAACCTGACTAAGCAACTTAGCAGAGTGTACACCTGAGAATGTAGGAATAGATCCCTGCTTATACGCAACCTTCGAAGCTAGATCCGCAATCGGTAAGGTGAGGGTTCCCTTACCTGGCTTCGTAGTGACATACTTCTTCATGTCACTACTTAGTCGGGATAGTGCCTTGGGGTCTAAGTCTACTGTGACTGCGCCTTCTTCTAATGCACGACCAAGAACTACGTCAAGAAACTTTGAACTTCGCCGCTGGAGCGGAGCTTCCATTGCAACCTTCATTGCTTGTTGGAAAGGAAGCGGAACGTCTGAAGCCTCACCCATTACCCGTTGGCGTATGGGGTCTGCTAAATCGCCTACTCCAAGGTTTTCTTCTTGGATTAAACCTTCTTGGGTTTTAGTTAAAGGACCCTTATCTATCTTTTCAAACGGAGACGGCTCAAACTCACCTTTATCAAAGTCTCGTAAGTTAAGCCCTCTGCCTGCGCGTTCTCGGGCTACCTTCATTCCCATTGCCTCAGCTATGCCCCGCTCAGCAAGTTCGGATCCAGCCCCAACGGTACGACTCGGTGCGGCCATGCCGGAGTGAGCCAACATGCGGTTCATGAATAACGGGAGTAGTTCAGGCTCGGCACTATTTAGTTCTTTACTTATTTGACCTACTACTTGTTTAGCAGTCTTCGGATCTGCGTGATGAACAAAACGAGCAAGCAAGTCAATATCGAAAGCAACTTGTCGGCCTGCTAACTGAGGCGAAAGCAAAGCAGACAAAGTAAGAATGGGGTGACCTTGCTTACGCTTTGTTGTTAAAGAAGGAGCCTCGGGATCAGGCAACGTAACCGAACTTATCTCTTGCCTTTGTCTTGCACCTTCTCCAACCTTTGGGCCTCTTTGTTTAGAGGCTTGGAACAAGTCTTGAGCTTGTGGGTTGAATCCCCCCAGTTGTGCCCGTAAAGGAGATCGTTCTCGTGCTTCACGCAGGGCAGGAGGAACCGCAGCCTTTTTAGGAGGCACTACGCCTTGATGAATAAAGTTCTTTTGGATTTCATCTAGCGCAGCTTTACCCTCCTTAGAGGTAGAGAACTTAAGCAACTGCCTAATGTCAATGTCCGAACCGTGCTTCTTTTGTGCCTTCAAAATGAAGTTTACAAGTGCAGGTCCTGCAGCTATGTCAGTTGGAAGTCCTGTTCCTTGGAGAACAGCAGCAGAGGGTGCTTGTTGTAATCCTGCACCCTTTGGCAAAATGTTCTCCAAAGACGCAAGAAGTTCTTTAATGTCCTTTGTGTCTTTAGGCTTAAGAACTAGATCGGCAGTAGTTTTTCTTTTTTGTCCTATTACCGCCCGGACTGCCTCTTCAAGCATTCCTGGTTCACGAGATGTAGCTAAACGAAAAAATGGAAGAAGAGGCTGATAAGCTGTTGCTCTCATGAGTCAACCTCCTTTTCGAGAAGGGCAAGAGACTTCTTCTCGTATTCTTCTTGTAAGTCAGAAACCTTAGTGTGAAGTGCCATCTCGGTTAATCGTTTCGCAGCGCGTTTAGCTAAGTCAGAAACTTCGTTAGGCGTAGTAAGACTGTTCATCTTGCGAGAAGCAAGAAGTTCCGCAAGAACATTCTTCCATTCCCTATTGAAATAGGAAGAGTCTAATTCTTTATTGCCCCTCTTTATGTTTTTCTTAAGAGGTTCACAACCCGGCACATAAAAGTCATTCTGACCTACTCGACATACAGCCTTCATAGCAAGCTGAAACGAAGTTAGGTCCACCATTGCAGTAGTGCCTATGTGAACTAAAGGAACCTTCAATGCTCTACACAACGAACGAAAGCCCCGGCGGGTCATTCCCATCGGGGCTAACTCTTTGATGAAGTAATCCTCGCTGAAGAGCTTAAGCCCCCCACCAAAAGAAAGATAAACTTGTGCTTCAGAGGTTGCCATTGGCTGGTACTTCTGGTACTATCCCCGATCTAAAAATTAGGGTCTTCGAAGAGAAGAAGGTCCATAGGTCTTTGAAGAAGTGCAGGCACCGCAGGTTGTCCGACAAGTGTCAAGGCTGGATCAGTAGAGGATGGAAGTTGCCTGTTACGGAACGAATCAATCATGCCTCCAAGTGGGTTGTTGGGGTCAAACTCCAAGCCCATATCCCTGGTCTTTTTCTTTCTACGAATCTGTTCGTTTGCACGAGCTTTATTACGTTCGCTACGTTGTTGGTTAGCTGCTTTAGCTGCTTTAGCTCTTTGTTTTCCTGGAACATAACCAGCTTCAACCGCTCGTTGGCGGTCTCTTGCAGTTCGTTCTGCAGCACTCATGCGGGGGTCCGCTCCCGCTGAACGCATCATATTTCCTGCCCGTTTACCCGATGACTCGAACAAAGGATTCATTCGAGTCATTCCTCGACGCGCTCGTTTTTCTTTCCGAAGTCTATTTGATTCATCAGTAAGGTTACTGAGAAACCCGGAAAGCTGCCTCAAAGGACTGTATTCATTTGCCATCGCTAAACCTCAAGGGGAATTCATGGATTGGAATAACCACCCATTAGAGTCCTTGGAACCGATCAAGGTTGCAAGGCGTGTACTTAGAGATTATTTCACAGGATCCACTGGACATCAAGGATTGTACAGGTGGAGAGGGGAATTTTGGTATTGGGACGGAGATCAATGGAAAATACTACGAGAAGACGAAGTCCGTGAGCGGATCTTACTCATCTTAGAAGATGCTGTTTGGGAGCAGATAACCGCAAACGGACCCGTCATTAGAAGGTACGCCCCGGACAAAAGCAAGATCGAAGGCGTAGTGGGTGCGTTGGAAGCTCTTTGTCGTTTAGACAAGGAGGAAGTTCCTTGTTGGATTATACCACAGGCAGAAAATATAGATGCTACTCATTGTATTGCTTTTCAAGATCAAATCATTGATGTAAATAACAGTGAAGTAGATGCTTGGAGTACAAGGAAGCGGGATCAAAGGTGGTTTGATACTAGTGTGGTTCCTTGCAAAGTAGACTCGAATGCAGGGTGTCCCCGGTGGATTAAAGCCTTAGACGAATGGGGGGATGGAGACCCTGAGTGGGCAAAGCTTTTACAGCGATGGTTTGGCTATTGCTTGATGGGTACGAGGAAGTACGCCAAGTGGTTGTTGATGTATGGGAAGATCCGAGGGGGAAAGGGAACTATTTGCGAAGTTTTGAAAAGGTTGAACGGTCCCACGAGTTATCTAAGTACTTCGCTGGAGGACTTGGCTAATGAATTTGGATTGGATGGTTTAGAGCTTAGTCGGGTTTTGTCGATTAGTGAGGTAAGCGAAATCGACAGTAAGTCGGGCGAACGGGTTTGTAGGATTCTCAAAAACATTGTGGGTCGAGATCCTATGACGGTGAATGTGAAGTACAGAAGGCAGTTACGGAATGTCGTTGTGGGCGCTGCACCTTTAATGCAGAGCAACGAGATTCCGGTGCTGCCTAATAAGGGGCGGGGGTTATCGGGGAAGATGTTAGTCTTGCCTTTTGATGTAAGTTTTGAGGGAAGGGAAGACTACGACTTGGATAGGGAGTTAAGGAAGGAGTTGCCGGGTATTGCAGCCTGGGCGGTTCGCGGGGCTATTGAGTTAGAAAAGGCAAAGAGAGAAGATAAGTGGCCTACCCCTCAAAGTGCTAAGGGAGCTATCCGGCTTTATCACCTGCAGAACAATCCGTTTGATAGTTTTCTTGAGGCCCGGTTTATCAGGAATGAGAATGGGTTTACTGCGAACGAGATTATTAGGAGTCAATGGGAGAGTTGGCTAAGGGCTAATAAGGTGAAGATGTATGTACCTCGCAATATGTTGATTCAGAGGGTAGTTCAGGATTGCTCATGGGATTTGAGACAGACAAGACTTTCAGTGAATGAGGGCCATCATCGAGGTGTCTCTGGTATGACGTTGAAGAGGGAGTATGATGATGAGCACTGATGGAAAGTCCCGAGATAAACATGCGGGTTCAGCCCCCCACTACACCTAAAGTTGCAGCGGCCCTCCAGGTTCTTGAGTTTTTGCGGGAGCAGGAGCAGCCTACTTTTATTATCTCCAGTGCCGATGACCCTAAGTTAATGCCTCAACCTTCGAAGGCATTAGATGCGCAAGAAAAGGCGTTGAAGTCAGCTGCCTTGCGATATCTGCTGCATTATTTCCTCGGCGAGATGGACTAACCCCTCTGACAGCATTCTGTGGGGGGTAAGTACCGGAGGATCCGGGGGGCCCTATTCTCTCTCTATATATTCTTCTTCTATAAAGGAGAAGGACCATTGGTATCCCTGGTATGGAGAATTTTCAGAAAGATGGGGTGTTTCTACAACGGACCAGCCGCAGGAGCGGGGGGCCGGAGGGGTAGCGACATATCCAACAAATCTTCGGCGCGAAAGTAACGCCACCAAGAGCGAGACCCCCCCACCATACTTACCGTCGGGATCTTCTTGGCAACTAACAGCCCCAGAAAACAGGGTAGCCAGGCATTTCACTGTAATGGGTCATTCACACCACTATATGTAGTACCTACTCCCTCACATACCCCCTACATTTAGTGGCTCATCTACCACGTACTGCACCTCGGTCGCACCCCTGCGACCCGCACACAACAGTTGTTTGTACGTCTGTTGGTGGTGGTTACACGCACACCCCTTGTGCCATACCTCCGGGTGGCACAAGGTGTGTCACCACCACTTTTTCTCTCCGTCTTTCTCGAAAGGAACAGACATGTCCGATACTAAGATCTCATTCGACTCACTCAAGTCCCGCTTCTCTGGCCGCGTTGCTTTCTCGCCAAACGTCGAGACAGTCGCAATCACTAACGTGACTGCGCTTCGCGTTGAGTCTGCTGAGGGCACGGTCCAAGAGACCATCGTCCTCACCACCGACCTCGGCTACATCTGCATCTGGTCACCACTTGGTGGTAACCTGCTTCAGCAGAAGAAGTACCAGGAGCGTGCTAACACCGTCGCTCCTGTGCTGACGGGGCTCTATGCAGCTGGCAACCTGCAGTCGCAAGCTGCATCGCTCAAGCACCCTGGCTGCGAGGACTTCCTCTTCTCGTACGAGCTTCCCGTTCCAGCCACTGCGACCATCGAGTTCTCCGACTCTATGCCGTTCTGGCCTGCTGGCGTTGAAATGGACTGCTTACCTGTCGGCCAAGAACGTCCAGTCTTGATCGTCACGCAGTTCAAGCTCGTTGACTAATCACCTCTCTTTTTACTTGAACGAAAGGACTACGAACATGACTATCATGGTTACGCCTTCCAACTTCCGTGTCTCTTCCAATGAAGACCACACTACAACCATCACCCTCAACAGCAAGTACCTCCCTCTTCTTGCTCACCTCATCGAGGAAGGCTCGGACATGCTCCGCAACGACCTCTCACGCGCCGACGAGCACGCCCACGAAACAGACGATCCAGCAGTCTTCGAAGAAGTTGAACGCCTCCAAGGACAACTCCTGATCGTCAGCCTCTGGATTAGTCGCATCGGCTACCACATCCTTGAAACCACTTAACGCGCACCTCCAGGAGTCGAGCAGTTTGGCTCCTGGAGTCTTTTTTCATACTTACACGAAAGGACCCCGAACATGCACTACACCGTTACCTGCGTATCTGACCTACGTATCTTCTCCTCCCGCATGGTCTTCCGATTCGAAAGCGTCTTAGAGGCTCTCGCTTTCGAGGAAACGCAACTCGATCCGGACCTCCGCGCTTGGCCGTGGGCTGAAGTCAAGTTCGAGGCATGGGAGGACGAGGTCATCGAGTGCTCATACTGCTCCGCACTCGTGCCCAAGAACGACACGGGCACAGTCGGCATGGAAACCTCGCGCTGCAGTGCATGCGGCGGCGACCTTTAACCCAACCCCAGCAGTGGAGGCAACCGACCCCACTGCTTTTTCCGATCCCTGGACATCTCAATTAGAGGAGGTCTCATGACCAATACCAATGACAACTCAAAGATGTTTACTGACGACATAAGTGCATACGTAGATTCACATAAGGACATAGTCCGCATTGCCTTACCACGAACATACTTCATGGACTTCCTTCAAGCACTACAAGTTGCCAAAGATGAGAAGTGGATGGAAGTAATTCGTGAAGAAGCACGAGCTAAAGAGACAGGAATGGGATACGACAAGCAGATAGCTCGGGTGACAGAGAAGAGAGCGCAACTCATAACTCGATGGCATATGCACCTCAATCAGGTGTACTGTGATGACATCAAGCACGAAGAGACGATGCGTGATCTGACCCCGTCCAACTTGTGACACTTACTTATGACTGATGTTGTGGCTACTGCCCCCCGCCGTGTGGCCGGGGGGCAGTAACCCCTTACTACCCTATTAGGGTTTCTATTCTTTTACTCTTGAAGAAAGGTTCTCAATCATGGCAACTCTCATTAACGCTAAGTTCGTCGATGTTGACTCTCCTGTCTCACCTGGTGGATATCCCTGCGAGATCTCCTATGTGACAGAGAAGTCAACCGAACAAGGTCTCGTCGTCAACATTACTTGCACCGTTGATGACAACGGCACTGCTAAGCAAGTCTTCGACCGCCTTCAGTTCGAACATCCCAACAAGACAGTTCGAGACATCGCTCGTCAAAAGACCATGTCTTACATGACAGCTACCGATCAAGGTAAGATGGCTGACTTTGTCAACTTCCTCCAAGGTAAGGGCGGCTTCGAGTTCCAAGACCTCATCGGTGGTCAGTGCTGGATCAATGTCGTTGCATCTGAGGATGGACAATGGCGTAACGTGGACCTCGCTAATGGTCCTCGCCCACTTACTGCAGGTGAATCCTTCACGATGCCTGGACCTGATGGTTCCGACAAGGGTCGTCGTCCAAACCTCAAGAAGGCTTAATAAATCCTAACGGTGTCCGTACCAATGCACGCTGCTAAATACGGACAGGTATCAGGGCATCTTCTAACGTCCTAAGAAGCTCTGCCCTTGATACTCTTTTTTACAGAGAGGACAAACATGACAGTACGACGAGCACATCACATTACAGAAGCTGACTTAGGTGGCTTCTCAAACATACCAATGAGTGAGTCTGACACATTCGACATACATGCAGATGACAATCCCTCCAATGAGGAAGCTCTCGGTGAGTATGCATGGTGGTCACTAGGTGAAGATGACTTCGAAGTTCAGACCTCCACACCTGACGAACAAGCCCTCATCAACATTGCCACTCTACTGACTGGCATCCCGAACAACTTAAAGTCTATCCCTAACCTTTATGCTCCTGAGAACATAGATGGTTTCGGTCTTATCGAGCATCCTCATATCCGACCTCATGATGACCATGAGCCTCGAAGCTACATGGAGATCGCTCATAAAGTCACTCGATCCGAC